TGTAATAGATTTGACTACTGTACCTAGTACTTTGTCGGGACAAATTCGTAAATCTTTTGCTTCATCTACAGCAACAGACTTCGTAGCTACTGCGACGGCCGCTGTAACCACAGGTGAATATACTTTAGCCTTAACTATAGCTAAAACTACAGCGTTAGAAAGAGGTCGTCATGTATTTGATGTGATACAAACTATTACTGCTACTGGATATAAAACACGAATTATGGAAGGAGTGGCGACTGTTAGTCCCAGCGTCACACGACCAGCCTCATGACACAATCTATAGCAGAATCTTTTATAGATCAATTAGAGCAGGCTGCTTCAGGAGCCGACGTAAATCTAATACCTTTTGAAGAAGAAAAGGTAGAAGAAAAAACGAATGGTGCAGCTAAATTAGAACTTCTACCTCTTCAAGAGAAAAAAATATATACAGGTTCTGTTGAAAATGCAATGACGGAACTTTCAACATTATTTGAGAATACTTTTGATGTTGCAGTAGAAGAAGAAAATGCCGATGAAGGTCATGTAGTCGGACAAGTTGAAGAAGATCCTATTGTTGCAGATGTGGTAGAAGAACTTAATACTAAAGAAGAAATTATAGAACCTACAATTAGTGCAGAGGCTATAGAAACAGCTACCTCTGATTTAATGGATCTCTTTGAAGTTATAGCCGGGATTGATCTTTCAACTGGAGCCAAGATTGAACCTCCAAAATTAGAGCCTGTACGTTATGATATCATGGACGATGTATCTTCTGTATTAAATGGCAGTAGAGTTGAAACCCCGAAGCCCTTTTTAAATGGAGCCTCTATAACTGAATTAGAAAGAAAAGAAATAGCATCGAATATGTTGACTAGGGATTGGGCTCCAAGAATTGACAATACAAAAGCAACGCAGGTTATTGCAGATGTTACAAGTCTATTAGAAAAACATAAAAATGAGATGCCTGAAGAAGAATATAAACTTCTTGAGAGTGATGCTGTAGAAAAGACAGTCGAATATATTAATGACTTGGATCTTGCAGAGGCTGAAACATATACTAATAGTCAGTCGATGCCATTTACTGGTGCTAATATGCCATTGGTATCGAATACTCAGTTTACCTTTGCAGTAGGTAATATACTACGCAAGATGATGGCTACTGGTCCTGGTACTGGTGCAGTTGAACTGACAGAGTTAGATGATGTTGATGGTTCTAATATAAGTGCTACTCATCAATTCTTAGCATGGGATGCTTCGGTAAATAAGTTTGTTGCAGCAGAAGGTACAACACCTGTTGGTGATATTACAGGAGTCACAGCTGGTCTTGGTTTAACTGGTGGTGGAGTGCAAGGTGTGGTAGAATTAGATGTTGGTGCTGGTACTGGTATCACAGTCAACGCTGATACTATCCAAATCTCAGCTACTTATGCAGGACAGAATACAATTACAACATTGGGAACACTAAGTGCAGGAACATGGACAGCTTCTACTATAGGCGTTGGTTATGGTGGTACAGGAATTACTGCGGCGGCTAAAGGTTCTGTTTTGATTGCAAATGCTGTTGATACCTTTAGTGCATTGTCAGGTAGTACTGATGGAGATGTACTTACTTATAGTTCCGGGACAGATACAATATCTTGGTCTGGTAGTATAGACGGAGGCACATATTAATTATGGCAACAAGAATTAAATTAAAAAGATCAGAAATACCAACATCAGTTCCTTCAGTAAATGATTTGCAGCAAGGTGAAGTGGCTCTTAATACAGTTGACCAAAAGATGTATGTAAAAGATAGTGAGAATAATATTGTAGAAGTGGCTAACAAAGGTGCTACTGAGGCTGAAGTAACAACAAAGGCTACGATAATGGCTATAGCCTTAGGATAAAGATATGGCAGAACCAACAACAAAAACAGAATTTAAGGCCTGGTGTAAAAGAAAACTAGGGTATCCCGTTATAGATATTAATGTAGACGATGATCAATTAGATGATCGTGTAGATGAGGCTATTCAATTTTGGAATACCTTTATGCAGAATGGTCAGCAGCGTATATACCTTAAACATAAGTTGACAGCTGATGATGTGGCCCGAGCTAAAATGAATGCTACAGAAACAGCAACGGCTAGAGGTACAGGTGCATCTGAAGTTTCAACATCAACTCTAAATGGTGCAGTATTACAAAGTGCTACTAGTGTTACTTTGCTTGATGCTACTAATTTTCCAGCAACAGGATCAATAACTATTGCTGCAGATGCGACACCTAATGCTGCAGAAACAGTGGCGTATTCCGCCAAGGTTGGAAATGTTTTAACTACATTAGCCTTAGCTAATAATCATGCAACAGGAGCAGCTGTAACTCTTAATGTTACAGCAGAGTGGGGCATAGGTCAAGACTATATTCCAATGCCTGATGGTATACTTTCCGTATTGAGAGTATTACCGTTTACGGATAGAGGTAATCTGAATATGTTTGATATTCGATATCAGTTGAGATTGAATGATCTTTATGACTTTTCAGATATTTCTGTTATACATTATCAGATGACTATGTGGCAACTTGATCTATTAGATATGCTATTAGTTGGAGAGAAACCTATTGACTATAATCAGATAGGTAATAGATTGTATATTAATATGGCATGGGGAGATGATTTAGATATAGGTGAATATATTATTATGGAATGTTATAGGAAATTAAATGCGGCAGAATATACACAAGCCTATAATGATTTTTGGTTGAAACGATATGCTACAGCACTCATAAAAAGACAATGGGGAGAGAACCTTATTAAATTTCAAGGCGTTACGTTGCTAGGTGGGGTGAGTATGAATGGTGAGACCATTTATAATGAAGCTATCAGAGAGATAGGGGAACTTGAAACAGATGGAAGGTTGACTTGGGAAGAGCCTTTACTCTTTGATATTGGATAATTAAATGACAACAAATGTACATTTTTCTAAAGGTACGGTAAGCGAACAATACTTGTACGAAGATTTAGTTATAGAGGCCATAGGAATTTATGGCCATGATGTGTATTATTTACCTAGAGAATTAGTTAATGAAGATGAATTGTTTGGTGAAGATCCACTTTCCAAATTTGATGAGGCGTATGGTATTGAAATGTGGATGGAAACTCAAGAAGGATATGAGGGAGCAAAAGAACTTGTAACACGCTTTGGTTTAGATATTCAAAATGAAACTAGTTTCACAGTTTCAAGAAGGCGCTGGGATGATGTAGTTAGTAAGTCTACTAATCTTATTACATCATTACGACCAAACGAAGGAGACTTGATTTATTTTCCAACTGTTAAAAAAATCTGGGAGATAAGTTTTGTAGACCATGATGATCCTTTTTATCAAATAAATAATCTACCAGTATATAAATTATACTGTAGACAGTGGGAGTACTCAAGCGAACGACTCGATACTGGCATTGATGTGATTGATGCTATTGAGGCTAAATACTCCGTTGATTTATTGGAATGGACTTTTTCTGGAGAAATTCCAGTTGGTTCTTTCATCAACGAAAAGGTTGCTTTTGAGTGGGGAACATTTTATGAATTTGGAGCTGGAGATATTTTACTTGAAGATGGAACATTTGATCCAACATCATCAGAAGGCTTGTTACTTATGCAAAATGAAGATGGCTTCAAAGATATTATACTGGAAGATTCCAATGATTACTATACCTTCTTCCTTATTCAAGAAGAATATAACTTACTGACACAAGCGCCACAATCAGATAACGAATTTTTAGATACATCAGCAGCGTCTATACTAGATTTCACCGAGGTAAATCCATTTGGTGAACCATCAGACGATGCATAGGAGATAATATACGATGTTAGGACAAACTTTTTATAACGAATCATTAAGGAAGACGGTAATAGCCTTCGGTTCTTTGTTTAATGATATTTACATTACAAGGAAAGATTCAGCTGGTGCAGATATACAAACACTAAAGGTGCCCTTGGCGTATGGACCAAAACAAAAGTTTATCATACGATTAGAAGCTGATCCTGGATTAGATCGAGCGATAGCAATAACATTACCGAGATTAGGTTTTGAAATTTCTGGTCTAGAGTATGATCCGTCTAGAAAATTGAATCGTATTATTAAACGGCGTAAGGTTTCAACTACTGAAGATAAGAAATTGAAACAAATGCAGTCACAATATAGTCCAGTACCATACAATTTGAATTTTGAATTGTTTTGTATGGCAAAGAATAGTGATGATGGTATTCAAATAGTAGAACAGATTGTTCCTTTCTTTCAACCTGAATATACAGTAGCGCTTAAAGAAGTTCCTGAAATGGATATAGTAAGAGATGTACCTATGGTGTTGAATAGTACAACTTATGAAGATAATTATGCTGGAGATTTTACTGAACGGCGAGCGATTATTTACACATTTAACTTTACAGCTAAGGCTTATGTTTATGGACCTGTTTCTACAGCTAGGCCAATTACAAAGGCTGAAGTTAAGACATACAGCGACTTGCAAGATGAGGCTCCAACAAGAGTACAGAAGATAGTTACTACAGTAACCTCTGGACCGGATGCAGATGATAACTTTGGTTTTAATGAAACAGTTAGTGAGTGGACATGAGTAATTTTGATACAAAAATTAGTGATGCATTAGGAATAGCTGAAAATATTAAACAAGAAATTTTAGATCCTAAACCTCTTGTCCCACGTCCTGTGGGTGATTATGAAGATGCTGATGCAGACTACAAGTATAGTCGTGAAAACTTCTACAACCTCGTTGAGAGAGGCCAAGACGCTGTTACAGGCATACTTGAATTAGCTAAAGAGAGTGAACATCCTAGAACGTATGAAGTTGCAGGCCAGTTGATTAAGACTGTTGCGGAAGTTGCAGAAAAGTTAGCGGACCTTCAAGAGAAGATGAAAAAACTTAAAGAAGTTCCAGACCATGCACCACAGAATGTTACTAATGCATTGTTTGTTGGTTCAACCAGAGAGTTGCAGGCGCTCTTGAATGATAAAAACTCAAATGCTCAAATTGAAAATCAGACACAAGAATAGAAATGGCAGACTTTACACACTATAAAGGTAATCCAAATCTAAAAGCAGCAGCGGTGCGGCACTCTTATACTGAAGATCAGGTTAAAGAGTTTGTCAAATGCTCCCAAGATCCTGTATATTTTATACAGAAGTATGTCCAGATTGTGAGTATTGATGAAGGCTTGATTCCTTTTAAGCTTTATGATTTTCAGGAAACAATGATTGATACTTTTCATGCTGAAAGATTTTCAATCTGTAAACTACCAAGACAGTCTGGTAAATCGACAACGATTATATCTTATCTCATTCATTATGTAATTTTTAATGAGACCGTAAACGTCGCTATTCTAGCTAACAAAGCTGCAACAGCTAGAGATTTGCTAGGTAGATTTCAACTAGCATACGAACACTTACCTGGTTGGTTACAACAAGGAGTTATGAATTGGAACAAAGGTTCATTGGAGTTAGAAAATGGTTCTAAAATTTTGGCGGCGAGTACGTCCGCATCTGCGGTTCGTGGCGGTTCTTATAATATTATATTCCTTGACGAGTTTGCCTTTGTTCCTTCAAATATAGCAGAGCAGTTTTTTAGTTCTGTCTATCCTACGATTACTGCTGGTCAGACATCTAAAGTTATTATTGTTTCTACACCACACGGTATGAATATGTTTTATAAGATGTGGACAGATGCAGTAAACAAAAAGAGTGAGTTTATTCCATTAGAAGTTCACTGGCGAGAAGTTCCAGGCAGAGATGATGATTGGAAAGAACAGACAATTAAGAACACAAGTGAACAACAATTTCTCCAAGAATTTGAGTGTTCCTTTTTAGGATCGGTAGATACTCTGATATCACCTACAAAAATACAGGTAATACCAACAAGAGATCCTACAGAGTCTAGTGGTGGGCTTGATGTATACGACCAACCACAAAAAGATGCTATGTATTGCATTTGTGTTGATGTTGCTAGAGGTGGCTCTAGAGATTATTCAGCTTTTACAGTAATAGATATAACCACAATACCATATAGATTAGTTGCTAAGTATAGAAATAATGAAATCAAACCCCTTATCTTTCCTGAAATGATTTTCAATGTAGCCAAAGCTTATAATGATGCTTATCTGTTAGTAGAAATAAATGACATTGGAGGTCAAGTGGCTGATGCACTTCACCATGATTTACAATATGAAAATATGATTATGTGTCAGACACGTGGACGATTAGGTCAAGTGGTGACTGGTGGTTTTGGAGATGGAACATCCGACTTAGGCCTACGAACCACAAAGGCTGTGAAAAAAGTTGGGTGTTCTAACTTAAAGACTCTTATAGAAGCTGATAAATTGTTGATTCCTGATTTTGATATTGTTGTGGAGATGTCAACCTTTATACAAAAAGGACATTCATTCGAAGCAGAAGAAGGATCTTCAGATGATTTGATGATGTGTCTTGTGTTTTTTGCATGGTTGACAAACCAACAGTACTTCAAAGAAATGACTGATGATGATATTCGACACCGTTTATTTGAAAGTCAACAGAAAGTTATAGAACAGGATATGGCTCCCTTTGGATTTATAGATGATGGTATCCGATATACGGATGATGCTCCATTTGTAGATGAAGATGGAGACTTTTGGAATCCTGTTACAGAATATCCTGATTTCTTTGAACAAGAGCGTCGTGGTTAAAAATCTGGAAAAATAGATAAATCTTCTTTCTGGTCAGCTGCACAATTCCAGCACATTACTGAACTTTCTAGAATGAGTTGTTCTATTTCCTTTCTACTAGAATGTTTGAGTCCGTAACGCAGGTTTAAATGTCGTATTCTTTTTTGGTGGGGATAAAATAATAGACGATGCGGCTGTTGTTCTCCACATCTGCAAGGAGATTTTGCTAATCTATTAGTTAACCAACGTCTGCGTTTATCTTTACCATCTATATTCATTGACTGCCTCTTAATTCTTTTTCTTTTTCGTTTACCAGTTTTATTATCACCGTTATAATAGGTATCTAATTGGGTTATCCATTTCTTTTCTTTTGATATAAGTTCATGGCGTTCACAGGTTTCTAAAAGCTCAAAGGTATATTTGGTTGAAGGATAATCATTAAGTTCATGGGTGGCCCAACGTCTAAAGATTCCTTTAGATTGTCCAACATACACTGGAACTCCTTTTTTATTTTTAATTGCATAAATTCCTATCATGTAATTATTTATATGTTTTGTGTTTTTTACACAATAATAAAAAGTGCATTTCTTAACAGATAATCTTTTTGCACGTTTAGAAATCTATATTTTCATAAATAAATTATGAGAAAGAGTGAAAATTTTTATTATAAAAACATGAACAAAGATTGGTGCAAGGGCGACAGGCCTCAGATACCAATACAAAAGAATAACTCATTCAGAGGAATAGAAAAATGGTAGAATTAGTTTCGCCGGGCGTATTAGTAAAAGAAAAAGATTTAACGCTTTCAGTACGAAGTGGCTCAACGTCCACTGGCGCCGTAGGTATTTTTGCTGATGATGGTCCCGCACATCAAGTTATAACAGTGCAGGATGAAAATCAATTGGCAGATATCTTTGGTAAGCCCAATGGTAGTAACTTCGAGTATTGGTTTACAGCAGCTAACTTTTTAGCTTATTCAAATACCCTTAAGGTAGTAAGATTTATAACAACTGGTATGTTAAACGCCACAGGAGCTGGAGCAGGAGTACTTATTCCTAATACAATTTCCTATCAAGATGGTGATGGAACATACGGTCCGTATAGTGGCGGACAGGCAACAGGCCTTGGAGAATATGGAGCACGTTGGGCCGGCGCATGGGGCAATAGTGTGGATGTGGCTTGGTGTGCAACCGCAGCTGGTTATGGAGAATTAGCCGCAACAACAATCGCAACAGCTAATGTTATTGGTGCAACTGCAATTACAGTGGCATCTGGTACAGCCGTCAGTGTTGGAGATATTGTTTATTTTCAACAGACAGATGGTCAGCATTATCGTGTTACTGTTATCGCTGCTAATGTTGTGACTATCGTAAGATATCCAACAGAAGCTGGTACTGGCTTGACACAGGCAGTTGATGGAACAGGTACAGCAGTAAATGTAGATCGTAACTGGAGATATTATGACCAGTTTGATCGTGCACCTGGAACTTCTGCATATGCAACAGCCGAAGGTGGTGTTAATGATGAAATGCACATTATTGTTTTAGACCGAGGTGGTGTTATTACTGGAACTGCTGATACAGTTCTTGAGAAATGGGATGCAGTATCTAAAGGATCTGATGCAAAAACTCCTGAAGGTAATGCAAATTATTATGCTGATGTTCTTTATAATTCATCTGCTTACATCTATTGGTTAGATCATCCTTCAGGTGCAACAAATTGGGGAACACCGGTTCTTGGTGTAACTTATGCGGTACCGACCACTGATCCAGGTAATAATGTTTTTGTGTCTGGTGCTGATGGTTCTGCACCGACTGAAGGAGAGAGATCAACTGGATATGATTTATTCAAAGATCCAGAGACAGTAGATATCAATCTGCTGATGGCGGGTCCTGCTAGTGTTGACAGTGCTGGAGCCATTACTCATGGAGTTAAGATAAGTGATTTAGTTGCTGCTCGTAAAGATGCTGTGGGATTTATCTCACCGGATCGTAGTGATGTTGTAGCTGTAGCTACTAGTTACACACAACAGAGTCGAGTGACAGGTTACTTTGATGGACTGGCAAGTAACTCTTATACAGTTTTTGATAGTGGTTATAAGAAAATGTATGATAAGTATAATGACGTTTATCGTTGGGTTCCGCTCAATGGTGATATCGCTGGTGTATGTGCTTATACTGATGCTGTTGAAGATCCATGGTGGAGCCCAGGTGGCTTGACCCGTGGTCAGATTCGTGGATCGGTTGAACTAGCATTTGATCCTACACAGGTTGAAAGAGATGCTCTTTACAGAGCCCGTGTTAATCCTGTTGTTTCATTCGCAGGTGAAGGTACAGTGCTTTGGGGAGACAAGACTGGTCTTTCAGCGAATACTGCATTTAGTCGAATCAATGTGCGGCGTCTGTTTATCACAATGGAAGAAGCTTGTAAGGTTGCAGCTCGTAGTATTCTGTTTGAGTTCAATGATGAATTCACACAAGAGAACTTCAAGTCGATGGTTAATCCTTATCTGGCTGATATCCAAGGTCGACGAGGCATTACAGACTTCTTGGTTGTATGTGATTCAACAAACAATACTCCACAGGTCGTTGATAACAATGAATTCCGTGCGGACATCTTTGTGAAACCCACACGGTCTATTAACTACATCACACTAACATTTGTTGCAACTCGCACAGGTGTTGATTTCGCTGAAGTAGTTGGAAGAGTCTAATTCAAAAGGGAGAAAATAAAAAATGGCAACAAATAGTGTAAATAGTTTTGTCAATGCACTAAAGGGCGGCGGCGCTCGAGCTAACCAATTTAGAGTGTCTTTTCCAGCTCTAGATGGTAGCACAGGACTCATGGAGTTTATGGGTCGAGGCGCACAGATTCCGGCCGTGACAATGGGTGAAATTACTGTTCCGTATCGTGGACGTCAGGTATTTGTACCTGGTGATCG